TGTCAACGGGTGTTACCATTTTTATTCGCCATTGTCGCCCCGGAACAGGGGCAAGTCATCCGTTTTTGCGGGATATGTGATTTCAGCTTCTCCGGGAATATCCTGATCATAAATTCCAAGGCGTTTGTTGTAACGTAGAAGGAGCAATGCGCGGCGCTGGGCTTCCATGTAATCGTGTGTTTCCAGCCCGATGCAAATTCTCATTCTCTTGCGCTTGGGTCCCAAATAGAGGGACATTCTCAAGGCATGAGCTCCGCAGGGTTGAGTGATGATGTCTAGTTTTTTCATGATTTGCTGGTGGTTGTAGATTCTTCTTCGTATTTCGTAAGTTCCGCGATCCAACGGAACGGAATATGCCCCATACGCCCAAAGCGGTTTTTGCCAATAATCCACTGCGCTTCTGTGGGCGCGTGCTTGTCCGGATTATACATTCCGGGCCGGTGAATCATGATGATCTGGTCCGCGTCCTGTTCAATGGATCCGGAGTCGCGCAGGTCGGAAACAACCGGCTTTCCCTGGGACTTGCCTTGACGCTTTTCCACGTCGCGGTTGAGCTGGGCCAGCACCAGGACGGGAATATTCAACTCTTTTGCCATAGCCTTCAGGCCAGCCGAGATTTCAGAGACTTCCCGCTCCCGGCTCCCGCGGGCCTGCTGGGACGTGGAGCGCACAAGCTGCAAGTAGTCTACCCCGATGCACTTGACACCGTGTTCCCTTACCATCCGGCGTCCGCGGGCCTTGATTTTTTCGATGGTCAGGGCGCTTTCATCGTCGATGTGCAGCGGGGCATCCGTGATTTTCCGCACGGCAGCCGTGAAATGCTGTTGCTGTCCGACCGTCATCGGCTTGCCGCGGCGAATGTCGTCGGAATTGATGCCGGCCATGCCGTAAAGAATGCGCTCCAAAAGCTGGGCTTTCGGCATTTCCAGGCTGAACATTCCCACGGGGGTTCCTTCCAGGCAGATGTTGGTCAGGATGTTGACAAGGGCAGCGGTTTTCCCGACGCCGGGCCGGGCGGCGATCACAATCATGGCGCCGGGCTGCAACCCGTCCAGGGTCAGATTCAGACGGCGGAACCCGGAGGACAGCCCCTTGATGGCGCCGGGGTTCTTCATGCGCCATTGCAGGTTTTCGATGATGGAGCCCACCGCTCCGCGGATGGTTTCGGTTTGCTTGACGCCGCATTTGTCCCGCAGGGAGGACATATCGCGTTCAACTTCATCCAATGTCTCTTCCGCACTTTTGAGCTGGTCTCCGGCACATTCCGCAATCCGGGACGCAAAAGCGAGCAGAGAACGTCTTTTTGCGGCTTCCGTGACCATTTCCAGCGCAGCGTCCGTCTTGTAGCGGGCAAGGGCTCCATAGGTGGCAATCTCTACCACCCCGGCGTGCCCTCCTACGGCGTCAAGCTGGCCTTGAGTCTCCAGGTGAGCAATGACGGTCAGGGCATCCACGGTGCCGCCTGTCTTGGCAATGGTTTCCAAGGCAGACCAAATCTGTTGATGTGCCGGGAGGCTGAATGTCTGCCGGGAAATGCCTTTGTCCCGGAAGTCCGTAAATGCCTGGGTGCCGTCCATAGCCTGGGAAAGCACCAGTTTTTCAGCGTCAATAAGTGTTTGAGAGTCGATCATGTTTTGAAATAGGTTGATTGTTAAAGTTCTTCAAGGTTTGAATATGGGTCTTTATCTGTTCCCGTCTGTGCGGGATGGTTGGCGGAATAACTGACGGCAAAATTGATGGAGTCAGATTTCCATTTGGCCGCGGTGATGGGAATTTCTCCGCGTTTCCAATCCGTCAAATCCCGTTTGGAGATGTATGCTGTTGCACAATCCGGAATCTGGTCAGGAGCTAACCGAACCCTGCCCGCAAAAGCCGCGGCCCGCAAATGGGCTTCGACTTCCTCCACGGTACACGGAGGGGGAAGAAAGGGGGATAAATTCTTTTCTTCTCTTCTCTGGTCCGCATTTTGTCCGCATTTTGTCCGCTTCCTTTGCGGACGTTTGTCCGCATCGTCGCTACAACCCATTCTTTCCAGGCGTTTTCTTTCTGCTTCCATTGCGCGGCGTTTCGCGGATTGGCCGTTGTGCCGTCCAAAGTTGGGGAACTCAAGGGAGGCAGCGCGTCCCTTGAGCCAGCCCACTTGGCGAAGCGCATCGGCGAACCCGACCAGGTCCGCAATGTCGTCAATGTCTTCTTCCGAGATGTCCATCCCGGAACCCGTGAAAGAATGAGAATCAGCCCAGGACCATACAGAAACCAAGCGTCCTACAATGTCGAAACGTGACAAACGGAGAGCGCGGGCCATGCGGCGCACTTCCGGTTTATCGTGCAGTTCTTTTTCAACCTTTATCCAGTCTCCGGCCATATATACTATATCCCCTCCTTCTCTTTTGCTTCTGCGCCAAATGCAGGTGAGAGCTGTATTTTCCTGCCTTGAACAGTATTGATTTTTAGCGGCTTCTGGATGTACAGGCATGCGGTCAAAAGGCTCCTTTCAGCGGCGTAGTTTGCCTCACGGAAATATCTGCTGTACCGAACTATCCGAACCCGTCCGCCAGGGAGGACATACAGTAATCCCCACCGTTCCGGCAGGTCATCTTCTGTGATGATCCCCGGCTCACAGATGTAGTATCGGCAATACCCCATACCCTTTTGAGGACGGAGGCGGAACGGCTTTTTGAGGTCTGCCAAAAAATCCGCCCGGCTGGTTTTAGCCTCAACGAGGATGCTATACGATCCCTTGAAACCTATAGCGTCGGGCTGCTCGTCCGTAACGATGCAGTTCGGTTCCGCGATCGCCACCCGGCAACGGGCAGAGCCCATGAGCCAGCGTTCAGCAATTTCGCACAGTTCCCGGTGCGTCCGCGGTATTAAAGATGTTGGTTTACGTGCCATATCAAAAAAGCGTCAGTTGGGGGTTGTAGTTCATGATTCGACCGAGTAAAATCCGGAATGCAGTTGCCGCCACTGCCGGAACTTGTCCGTTGCCAATGGCTTCAATGCGGTCCACTCTAGCGGCCACCCCATGAGCCACTCGGTCCACGTCGGGTTCAGCTGACCACCATTCCCCGCAGTCATCTGTTTCCGCTCTTCCGTCGTGACAATCCCTTCGGCTTCCAGGGCTTTCATTTTCTGAAAAGCCCCACTTCCTCCGCACATGCCTTTTGTTCTTGGGGTAGGAAATCTGCTGGCTATAGTTCCCAGGTTCGGGGACTTCCGATTGCCCTGGCTGGAGCCGCTGTCCTTCCAATCCCGTGAGGTTGGAGTCGGGAATTTTGCAATCTGGTCGTTCAGGTTCCGGCTTCGGGCTAGATTGTCCCATCTTCTGGCTTCTCCCGTCCTGAAATCCCTGGCTTGCGGGGTTGCAAATTTCATGCCCTGCCCCAGCGGCGGAGTTGACAGCAAGTATCCACATGCGCTTTCGCTCATGCGGCGCCCCCACTTCATCCGCCCCCAGCACCATCCATTCCGCATCATACCCGCTCGCGGCCAGGTCCCCAAGAACACATCCAAGCCCGCGAGCAGTGAGCATTGGGGAGTTTTCCACAAAGACGTATTGAGGTCGTACCTCGCCAACAATCCGGTGCATTTCCCGCCAGAGTCCAGAGCGGGCGCCATCAATGCCGGCACCTTTACCTGCCGCGCTGATGTCCTGGCACGGGAAGCCTCCAGATACCACGTCAACAAGGCCGCGCCATGGTCGCCCGTCAAAGGTGCATACGTCATCCCAAACCGGGAAAGGCGGGAGTAGGCCGTCATTCTGTCGGGCGAGCAGTACGCTTGCGGGATAGGGTTCGAGCTCGACGGCGCAGACGGTGCGGAATCCGAGCAGCTCGCTGCCAAGTATTCCTCCACCAGCGCCCGCGAAAAGATGTAGCTCATTCATTTTCCTCCTTTCTCGGTGCCCAGCTGCTAAAATTTTCATCGCATATGGAACATGGAACCATTTTAAAGTAAGCTCCATACTTACATGTGCAACAATTTTTCATAATAGGCCGTCCGTACTTGTAAAAAGCTTTCTGCTCAGGCACCAGTTTCATGCGAGCCTCCTTTCCAGTATCGCCGCCTGCTCCGGGGTAAGGTACTGCCAGGACTGCGGCGGACGGGTCAGGCCGATGGCAGAGAGCGGCACGGCGGCGGGCAGTCTCACGGGGTCTTGGACGCCCCAGGCGTAGAACGGGAGATAGGCGCGGATGTGCTCTTCCGTTACGCAGGCGTCTTTGATCAATAGTTCCAGGGCTTGCCCGGATGGCATATAAAGCATGCGTACATAGGAGACCATCCGGCACTTGCCGATGATCGCCCGCGCCCCGTCTTTGCCGGATTCGTAGGTCCAGAGCGTGACGTGTTCTCCGCGGGGGATGCGCGGCGCGTTTTTACGCAGTTCCCATGGCTTTTTGCCGTCCAGGATAAAGCCGGAGAAAGGCCGCCTGACGGATGCGAGGATGTTAATCATTGCTGGCCTCCTTTCCATCTGACACGAGGATTTCATACATATTTTCTTTCTGGTCGTATTCTTCCTTGTAAAATTCAATGTATTTCCGGGCGGAACGCTTTGTTCTCAAACCGTGAGCAATTAAAACATCTTTCGGTTCAATTAGGTGCGTTTCTCTATTTATAGTGGCAATCCAAACAATGACATCGTATGTCCTTTTCATTGTTCCGCCCCTCCCTTCTGTTCAAGCTCCCACGGATATGTGTCAATTTTACCGTCAACCAAAGTTCGGAATATTAAGTTCCCTTGTTCTTCGTAGAATCTATCATCTACCGCCGCAAGATCGCCTGTTATCCCATATTCGTTTTCAACAGGATCACCGCCCCCGTTATGAAGCAAATAATCCAATGGTTCACCGTTTTTATCTTCTGTAATAACATGTAGACCATTATTCCAACCAACGATCGGATAAATACATCCTGCGACAAAACCTCCTGATGATACTAAGCAAAGGCATTCTCTATATGTTTTCTTAAATCTATTCATTTCAATTTTCTCCTTCCTGGATTGTTTCGATTTCCCAACCCGTTTTTGTCTGCTTGGCAGCGATAAAAACAAAGGGGAACTTGTCGGCGGCCGTCTTGATTTTTACCCTGGCATCGTCGCGCCAAAAGCCTTTCACTTCGTGGAATTCAAGGGTGCCGTCTGGGCGGACAACCATGAAATCCGGTGTGTATGAGCAGCGGTTCCCCAAGATCAGTTTGACGGCTTCAAACTTAAATTCCCGTATTTCCCCCTTGTTTTGGAGGTCAGACAAGTAAAAGCCATAGGCGGCTTCCGTCTTGTTCATCACGCCGGGCCGATGGATAGCTCTTGCCCTGGTTCTCATGCCGCCCTCCCTTCTGCTGCCGGGCGAATCTCCGGCATGATGCGGGTGTATGCCTCAAGGTATTTGGGGCCGAATTCATCCAGGGCCGATTTAATGCGGTCGGTGTACTCGTCCCATTCCACTTTGACCAAAAACGGGCGCAGTCCGGGGCAGTAGGAAAGGAAATACCACGCCCGCAAGCCAGTCACAGCCATGGAGCCGTGCACCTGGGGCTTGTATTTGTCCGGAAGCACGCCGTCCAGCAGATACCGGGCATGATGCTTGGAGAGAGGGCACTTGATTTCAAGGCCGGCAATCACAAGATCAAGCCCGTCTTCCAGATTTTCAAAAACAAGTCCGTCAGGGCTGCACCCGATAGGGGCCGTTTTGCGGCGGATAAATCCAACTTCTTTTACCGCTTTGCCGGTCAAGGTCGCGAAAAGCTCGCGGGCTTCCGGTTCCAGGGCTTCCCCGCGATCCGTGTGAAAATTGCCTTCAAAGGTTATTTCATCCGGACGCAGACAGGAGCAGCACAGTTCGATGATTAAATCATCCTGCTGGGCTGACGGCTTCCCGGTTTTGGGAGTGATCAGTCGGTCAAAGTTGCTGGCGGTCAGATGACCGGAACGCAATTTAAACCATAGGTCGCTCCGTTGTGGGACATCCTCGTAAATAACTATATTTTCAAGGTCTAACATAACTTTAGTAGTCCTCTCTATTGGCTGGTACATACTCACGTTCCTGCTCCTTCAGACTTCCAAAAAAATCATCGGTATCATCATTTGGAGGCGGTAATGCCTCCGATGCCGTAGGCCGTTTTTCCTCCGGTTTGGGCGGGTTAAAGGGGTCTATTTCCTCGTTTTCATCCTTGGACGGGGTCACGTTCCGCATCCCCTTTTCAAATTCCTGATCGTCGGCACTACTCATGGCCTCCTGGATGTATAGGGGCAAATCCCATTGCTTAGAGGCGCGCTTGATGACCGTTTTGAGGCCCATTTGTCCGAAGTCAGTCACCCATGGACCTACTATTTCCCCTTTCTTATTCCGCGACTTGGTGCGCCCCATGACTTCCTCTACGGCGCGCAGGCTCATGCGTTCTCCGTGTAGGTAGAGGTCCTTGTCTGTCCAGGTGCAATAAAAGCCCCTGATGGGCGCCTCGCTGTCATCCCATTCCGGGATGTGGCCCATTGCGAATTTGCCTTCATCCAACCCCCAGGAAAACGGCTCTCCTTCCCGGACGATGCCAATATTGAGATTGGTGACGCCATTGGAGCGGGCCATACGCATCAGGCCGCGGGCGGATGGGACAGCAACGCAGGTCAATACAGACCGGCCGCTTGCCTTATCATTGGCCCAAAAAGGCACCAGATAACCGTGGATGCCGTCAGGCTCACAACGCATCATGAGCAGGTTTTTCAGGGCGGCAATCAGCGTCACCGGGGCGCATTGCTGAAGGAGGGGCGTTTTTTGGCAGCAATGCCAGAAGATGCTGATGCAGCGCTCCGGCGTCATCATGCCCTCTACAAGCTGGGCAATGTGTCTCTTCATGTCCTCCGACATCACAATTTCATGGAGTGTCTTTTTCGGGACTGGCGCCGGGGGCAAATCTAGTTTATCTGTAAGTGCGTTACTCATAATCTTTGCATGGTTCTGGTGTAACAAGGCCGGGGATCAGTTGGCGCTGACCCCGGCCATCTCCTTTTTAGGCATTCAAGGGTTTCTGATGCTTGCGGTTCAGTTCGTCGCAGAGCTCCTGCGCTTTCTTCAAGGCTTCTTCCTTGCTGTAAGGGGATTTGGGGCAAGTATTTGATTTCCAAAATATTTCATAAATGTAGTTGCCCCCTTTCTTCACCTGAACACATGAGCCCACATCCTTGATACTGTAAGGCTGTTCTGCCTCAATTTCCTCAATGGGCTTGACAAGTTCGATGCAAGCAACGGAGATCATGTTATAGCCATTCGACAAAATACCATCCGGAAGAGCAACAAATCCCCCATTATATTCATCATCAAGAAGTTCCACTTGAATTCCAATTGTATTATTTCCAGATAGTTCCCGGGCATCCCCCATCCCGAAAAGTCTTCCGTGAAATCCGGTGATTCGCACCAAACCCCCCTTGCGGTATTTCCGCGTTGGGTCGTATTTCGGCTGGGCGCACTCAAGTTGGGAAGGATCAAAAAAATCACTTCCTTCCGTTTCGCCGTTATCACAGGAGATTTTGACATTGATAGGGATATAATCAGTCCCGTCATCTTCTATAACCGTTCCCCGGATGATGACTTCGGTTCCGGGCTTACATTCGTTTCTTTGCATGGTGTTTTTGTTCTATTGGTTTGTTGTTGTTTTAGTTAGGTTAGTTGGAAAGGGTTGTTGCCGTGTTCTCTTTTATGGCCTTGGAAATACGTTCCGCGCACCAAAGGGTGGCGCCCCGCTTTTGGTGCGGTAGGCAGTCTTTTTTCATGATTTCCGGGGCAGTTTTCGCAAGCTTATAGAGCCATACGCGGCCTTTGCGGTGCCGGAACTGTGGGAGTTTGAGCAGGTCTTCAGCACGCAACCAGGTTTCACCGTTTGTTTCAGGGCAGTATTTCCCCTCCATGATCGCAACAAGGCGATCAATGCGAGTAAACAGCCCTTCAATCAAACGTTGATCATTGGTGTTCATAGTCCTGAAAAAATCATTACGACTAAAAAAATAAATCCGACAATGAACGCCGCGGCAGCAAAATAGACCAAGGCAATGACCAGACCGAAGAGCAGCCGCGCTGCAGCTTCCTTCCGGCGTCCCCTGGTGCCGTTCTTGCGGGCTTGCAAGCGACGGCGCTCCTTCCGGGGGTCAAGAGACTGGTAGGGGCTCATCCCTGCCATGTCCGGGATACCGTTGATTTGCTCCCAGGCACAAGAGGCACACAGGCAGCGACAGCAATACGCATTCCCGCGGTGGTCTCCGATAATGGACCAGTAAGCGCCCTTGCCGGGTTCCTGCCCGCAGGAGTAGCAAAGGAACGGTGCTTTACTGTCTGCATTGGTGATGGTCTCCACCATCCCCATATAGGGCCCCTGGTGGATTGGGCGTTGTAATATTTCGCATGTATTCATTTTCTGGTGTTGGTTTGTGGTTAGGCTCAAAAATGGCCGCCGAACTCATCAGCATACGGGAAAGCGGGTTCTTCTTCCGTTTCTTCCCAGCCGCAGTCTTCACAGCATCCCCAGCACAGAGGGTCAGTCTCGTCATATTCGATGACGGCGCCGCATTCCGGGCAGTGGAAATCTCCGTTGATGTCTGCGTAGGGCCTCATGATTTAGCTTCCTTTTTTTGGATATTATCGCTCTAACAATTCTAGAAGTATCTTTTTAGCACATAAAAGCAACTAAATATTTCCCTTTTTAGGACATTTCACGGGATTACCCGCGGTTTTCTTAGTGGTGAAGGAGTTCCCTTCTTTCTTGTTTTTCAATGCGTAATCCGTGAGAACACCAATAATCAGAATAGATTTTTTTAATCCAGTGGCTTTTTCTGTTTTATCAAGCCAGTCTCTCACTTCCTTAGGGGCTTTTTCGAGATCAGGGTTCATTTCGGTTACAGAGTGTTGATTTCGTTGATGGTTGCTTTCATGTTCGCTTTTTGCGTGCGGTTGATGGTTACAATATGCGCAATTTTGCGCATTACGTCAACACAATAGTGCGCAATAGTGCGCCATTTCTCAGCAAGCATGGGCTTGACAATGCTCAAAAGAGCGCATATAATATGCGCACGATGAATGCAGAAGGAATAAAAACATGGATGAAAAAAAATGGCATTTCGCGCGAAGAATTAGGAAAAAAAGTTTTTGTGACTAAGAGAACCGTTGATGGATGGCTATCAGCAGGAAAACCTATTCCTTCGGCCAAAATGGAACTCATTGAGCGAATTGTTGCAGACAGCGAAAATATTCAATTCGACCTTCCCGAGAACATTGAGCTTCTTTTGAAACAGAAAGCAAAAGAGGCGCATAAGAGTATTGATGATCTGGTAATCGAAATCCTTGAAAAAACTGTCAAAGAGATAAAGAAAAAGCAACAGGCAAGCGGCACGTATCCAGAAGCCGTTGAAAAGCTACACCCTGCCTTGGACAACGATGACGAGCCGGAAGAGGTCAACAACGTCATTCTTCGCCCGGTCAAATTGCCGGAAATCATGGTTGTTGGGAACGTCGCTGCAGGGGAAATCACGTGGAGCGATCTTGACGAGCCATACCCGGTATTTGACAAGGGTATCACGGCCTTGCACGTGGAAGGAACATCAATGGAGCCGGAAATCAAAAACGGGCAGGTTGTGCTTGTCCGTCCCGTTCCAAAAAATGCGGACTTGGAAAAATACGTTGACGAAATTGTCGTTTACGACGGTGGAGACAGCTTGCCCGGCATCACGCTCAAGAGGCTGGTGGCTGA